TACTAGAGCCCATAGCTCCTATGTTTGAGACAGGTATGCCCTGTGACATGAGGGAGCTTAGCTCTAAGGGCTTTAGCAATGTATTTATGTTTGTCAACAATTTTATCAATGTCCTGTGTCACACACTAGGGCTGACTGATATTTTAAATGACCGTATTAAGGCAAACAAAAAGAACCTTGAAGAGCTTAATAAAGCTAATGAGGCTCTGTGTGGTAGGATAAATGAGCTGACAAGAAATGCCAATAAGTTGGTTACAGCTTCCAACTCTACTGTGTCTGACGCTATTGCATATAATAATAAGCTTAAGAGAGACTATGATAGTCAGGCTTCCTTTGTTAATGAGTATAATAAAGGGGCACTTATTAAGTACCAACAAGACCAGCAAGAATACACAAGCCGTATCTCTATCTTACAGGCTAACTTGACCAAGGAAGGCTTCCCTCAGGCAGTGGCTAGTCAGTACCTTCAAATGTCTCCTAATGCTGTTATGGCTAAGACAATTAGAGGACGTAAGCTAAGCTCTGATACTAAAGAGCCTGCAAGTGTCAATCCTATCCCTGATGTTACTACCTTTACCTCAAATGAATTGGTCTATACCTATTTAAAAGAGCGTGAGGAAATGACGGTAGACTTTGCAAATGCAACTACTATTTTAGCAGGGAAAGAGATTTCGTCTATCAAGATGAGAATTACTCTTGTGTCAACCGAGCACCCTAAGAAGGGTGTGATTATTGGAATACCTACAAATCCATATAAGCAAATCACTATCCACACAGAGGGTAGCAATGAGCAGTATAGCTCTGAGCTTATTGTAGAGGTACGTTTCTTTACTGCTGACGGTAAGGAAGTTAAGCCTACCTATAAAGAAACAGCTATACTGAACCTGCAACCGTTTGGTGCTGAGTCAGGTCAGGGTACTTACTTCTCAGTTGATACTGGTTACACTGTGCCTATCAATGGCTCTTATGTAACAGCACAGAATGGTAGACTAAGTAACTACACTAGAAATCCTCTAGGAGAAGGTCCTCAGTCTATTGTATGGGGAGTATTCACTGACACTATTGCATTTAATGTAGGAAGCTACAAGAAGAATGTATCAGGATTTAACCTGAATACAGCTCCTGTGATTAGCTCTATGCCAGTAGTACCTTATCAGGCTAAGCTGAAAGAACTACCTCCTGAGCCTAATTACATCAACATTCATGAGAGCACAGGCTTCCTTAATGAGCTTACTTGTGGTTTATGTACCCTAGCACCACTTAGAGAGTGTAAGACAGCCTGCTCTGTGTGTCCTCCTATAGGTAAAGAGGCTATGATTGCTAAGGCTAAGGGACTTGACTATATCACAGTGACTACCTTTATTGACACCGCAACTAATAAGCCTATTGCACCAGCTGTTCATGAAAAGAGCACTTTCTGTGCTCCTACACCAGATACAATATGGTATAATAGTAAGGGGTACACCCTGATACCTAATAAGCAGACAACCTCTGAGTTCACAGAGGGTACAGATAGCCTGCTTGGTAAGGGTATGATTAGAACCTGTGTGAACTACTACAGCACAGGAGGAAAGGAAACGAACTAATGACTTGTAACAAATGCTATGAGTGTGAATGTAATGACGGAAAAGACTATTGCCAAGATTGCCTTCCTGATGAAGGTACTTGGCTTATTGTCAAGTCTGAGAAGCCTGACCCATTCTATGCTGACCGCAACCATGCTTACATGGATAGTGCCGAGAATGTATGGATTTTAAACCGTGCTAGGGACGCCATGATTAAGCTCAATGGTTCAGGCTCAGGTGGAAACGGGAAGGTATATAAAGCTGGTCAAGGTATCACTATCTCACCAGACGGGACTATCTCAGCTGTAGTTACACAAGATAGAGACACTATCACTACTGTGAATCCTGGAAATGGTATTCTGGTAGCTAAGACTAATAATGACTACACTGTGTCACTAGACAGCACAAAAGTACCTACCAATGAGCGACTAGAGAACGTAGAGCGCCAGATTGGTGAGCTTAAGTCCCCTAAAGGAACAGCCACTGTGTCAGTTATTGGTAAAGATGGTATTGTTAGTACACAGACAGCCACTAAGGATTGGGAAGTGAAGCTTGACCCAGCTGTGAAAGCTAACATTGATAAAATCCCTGCTTTAGAAACCAAGGCTGTTGAAGTTCCTCTTGTGAACTATATCAACAAGTACCATGGTAACGGCTGGGTAGGTAAGCGTGATGAAGGTTCAGGCTATTATTCAGCCCCACTATACTATCTCACAGATAAGAAGTCTCTAGGTGACTTAGGTTTCTCTGTAGGAGACAAGTTGTATATCAAGGCTAAGTTTGATGTAAACACTTCATCAGCTATCCCTGCTACTGCTCAGCTTGCTTTAGAAGCCTATGACATGGCTAATCCGACTAACTGGTATGTAGGCTGGCTTGCAGGTAAACAGTCTATGCAGGCTAAAGGTAATGAGATTACCTACACATGGACTCTTGCTGAGAAAGACCTTAAAGTAAATGCCCTGAATGTTCGTATTGATGGTATTGGCTTAAAGACATTCCCTGTGAGATTTACTTACCTGACACTGACTACCAAGCCTGTGACGGATAGTATTCCAGAGCCTTCTGGTACACTGCTTGTTGGTGCTGATAACCTCATTAAGGGCACTAGAGACGGCTCTGCTAACACTTATGGAGCTCCTAATGGAAACTACCTAGGACTAGCTATCAGTGAGAAAAACAGAGGCACAGGAGCTGGTACAGCTGATACCTTTAACGCTCAGCTAGGTTATCCCCTTAATCCGGGAACATGGTACACAGTGAGCTTCTTTGCTAAGGCAACTAGTGAAATTACTTTCGGTAATCATCTGTACTCACCTGCAAAAGTATGCATTGTGTATAGCTCCACAGGAGGCATGAATACTAACATTGATGGTGATGTCACTGTGAAGGTAAATGCTAATTGGGCTCTTTACACTATCAGCTTCCAAGTATATGACACAGCGCCATTTACTCCTAAAGTTCTTTTAGGAAGAATGAATGGAACTGTACCAAGTAACACAGTGTTACAGATTGCCGGTGTGTGTTTCTATGAAGGCACAGGGCCTCGTTCATGGGGAGCAAGCTCTCTTGATGTACCAAGCAATACAGATGTCACAGAAGGTATTAACAGGCTAAATACTACTGTGCAAGGATTGAGCACCAAGGTAACTGCTTTGGAAGGCAGGGCTGACAATGATACTAAGTATTATGCAGGAAATGGGCTGAGCCTTAATGGAACAACCTTCTCTGTGAATACTAATGACCTACCAACGTTTGGTGACTTGGCTACTAAGGTAGAGCGTTCAGAGTTTAGGTCATTACAGAACAAGTATAACAGCCTAGAGACGGCTGTGAAGAAGCTCTTACAAGACCTTAAAGACTCAGGTGCTTGGGAAGTTGCTGGTACAGACATTCTTGCTGGTAGCCTTAAAGCTGACCGCCATATTGCTACAGGTAATATCAACGTGTTTGGAGGAACTCCTAACGGAAACAGAGCTATCCGCACATCTAACACACTCAACGCTGGTGACCTTGCAGGAGGAGTAGAGTAATGCCAACATTCAACACAAAGGAAGAAGCCCTGACATGGGCTAAGGCTAACACAAAGTTTAAGTTAGAGAGCACTAATGCCTCTGAATTTAAAGTCCGTACAGGCTGGGATAATGCTTCCGCTGTGTGGGAAGAAAGTGTTAGTGGATTTGTAGTCGGCAAGGGGGAAGTTCAGTTTCAAGTCATTCCTACCTTCGGGTACAAGGGAGACAAAATCATTATTAACAACCTACAGATTTATGTAGGTACTGCTAAATATGAAGTCCAACCTGTGAACCCTACTGGCGCTGACGCTAGAATGAAGTTTACAGCCCTAGACCAGCTTGTGGTAGAGAAACAGTTCCCTATTACAAAAGGATTTAATGAGGCTGTCAATAGACCATTTAACAAGGCTGTAGAGCTTAACCTCTATACCACTAACTCATCTGCTAGTGTGGCTAAGCTAGAACACAGCTGGTTTTCAGGGAACAAAACCTCTGAGATATTCTTAAATTGGTCTATACCATCTGAGATTGTCATTTCACCTGCTGTGCTGATTAAGCCTTGGGCTATCAGACAGGTAGCAGGAGGTCAGTTCACCTCATTCACTACACTAAACAAGGACATGAAGGTCTATGCTGGTGGAGCTTGGAAAGTACCTCCTAACTCAACCATAGACCAGAGTAAGGCTAAGACAGAAGGATTTGGAGCTAACCGTATCTACCTAGATAATAAGTGGATAGCTCAAGGAAAGGTAGGAAGATAATGGCTTCATACAAAGAAGAATATAAAGATAAGTGCTGGTATGAGGATTGCGCCTGTGAGGACATCTATCCAGCAGACTGTGACGCTCTACGAAAAGAGAATAATGAGGGTATCGGAAGATACGCCTGTGCAACCCAAAATCAGGACTGCTATGATAAAAACTTTTTTAAACGGGCTTTCCAGAAGATTGCTTGTCAGTTTGAGCATGTTATTCAGAATATCTGTGCTATTTGGGACTTACTCCAATGTATCACAGAGTACCTGAAAGCTCAGGGTAATCAGGGCTATGAAACTAAGTATTACAGACACACAGGGGTAGAAGGGCAGAACTTCTACAAACCTATCATGACACGGTATGCTATCAACCTCTATAAGGACTCAGAGTATGGCTGGGACACACAGGGAGGTATTGATGATGGTAAGCGTGGTACGTTTGACCAAGACATGCACTGCTATATCCGCTGGTGTGCTGATGGTAATGAGCTTAACCCTGCTGTGGATAACACTATGACATTTGTAGTCCGCACAAGCGGTGAAGGTTGGCCCGGTGATGAGTCTGATATGGTAAAGCAACGTGGTATCCACTGGCAAATGACAGGGCTCACAGATGGAGCTATGCCTTGCTCAGACACTATTGTGTTACCTAAGGGACAAAATATCGTGATAGAGGTTATTCAGAACAATACCTCATCAGGAACATTCCGTGTGCATAATATCAAGGTTGAGTATCACCCTATTGCTGGCACAGGGCTTCCTGATTGCTTGAAGACTCCAGAAGTACCTAAGAAGGACTGTAACTGCTAAAAATAAAAAGACCTTAATTGGTCTTTTTTTGTTGTCTTTTTCTCTGGCGCTCTTCTCGTGCACGGTCCTTGGCACGTTCATACTCCTTAAGAGCCTTCATGAGCCTTTGCTTAGCTTCCTTCACAGTAGGCTTTCTCCTGCGTTTACCATGTCGAGTAGTAAGGGTGTTTCTAGCAAGCCCTACAGCCTTAGAGAGCTTCTTTGTCTCTTGCAAATCAGCAATAATACGGTAATACATGTCCTGCTCTTTACGAAGGACCTTCTTACGCTTTAGGTTAAACTCATTGCGAAGCTTGCTCTTAGTGGACTTCACAGCGGCGAGTACCTTTACCTCACGCTCAAGAGCAACATAGCGTTTGATAGCCTCATCAAGGGAAATCTCATTGCCCTCTGTGTCATAGAGAGTGCCATCTTCTGCAATTACTCTATTAGGAATATTTCGATTTAACTCGAATATTTCCTTGTCATAGGCTTCATCAAATATCTTTGTTGACATAGAACCATACCTCTTCTCCATTTATTTTACTAAGCACAGTAATGTCGCCTGTCTTAACAGTTGAGTAAGGATAGCCTCCTGCCCATTCACGAAGCCGTTCATTTCTAGCTTGGATAGACTCCACTGTTTCTTCAAGATAACAGTCTCCCATTTCATCTATATGTTTTATCGTATAGGAGGTTAATGTTCTCATTTTTTATCCTCTCAGGAATTATAAAATCCTCTTTCTTCATAGTAAGTTTCTTGTAGTCACCAATCACAGGAGGATACACCCTCCTGTTTTGGTAACTCCACCATCTAAAGTCAATATTAGATATATAGGTTGTCAATTCACTCCTGTGTTCTAATCTTCCATACACATCATATAGCCTGAATAATTGTTCCTTCCTGTTAGGACTTAACCTCATGGATACCTTACACTCAGGCATTAGATATAGCATGTTGGCAAGCTCTATGTGTCTACCAGAGTATCCTGTGATAGGCTTGATAGCTTTGATTAAGCTGTAGTAGCCTACTCTCTTATCCACAGCTAGGTAGGGTATAGTTGACATGAACGCTCCTATGGAATACTCAAAGTAGCTCTCTCTGCTTCCATTCCTGAGGTTCTGTGCCAGCATATAAGCCTCCTCAATGGTATAGAAGCCTCCAGGAAGGCTGTACTCCATTATAGTATCATAGTCCTTGACATATATGTTTATGAACACAGTGAGTAGCTTGTCAAATGTATCAGCATTTTTATACACCTCCAACAGGTGTAATATCCGCTGGACATTTTCCTTTAGATAAAAGAGAGGTGGGAACTCTCTTGGATTAAGCGTAACCTTACTATCAGTAAGACTAAGTGCCCCCTCAAATGAGTCCTTACCTCTCTCTAACCATGAATTGACTTCCTCGATAAATGTATCGTAGCTGGGATTAGTCGTCCCACTCATCATCTTCGTCATCGTCATCTGCGTAATCGTCTTCATCATCTTCAACGTCACCAGCAGGTTCAATCGCTACCACGTCCCATTGAGGTTTGTCATTGTAAGGCTCACCTTCTTCAAGGGTAATGTTCACATAGCGGTCAATAAAGTCCTCTGTATCCATTTCACCTTTAGGGTCAAGTCCTACAGCCTCAGCAAGGTCATAAAGGTCAGCACGTCCAAATGCTGTATCAAACATACGGAAGCCGTAAGTCTTAGTATCAGTACCAAAGTCTCCACGGAATGTTACCTTGTAGTAAGGCTTCTTGCCTTGTACTGAGGGCTCTACCCATTCAAAGGCTTGGATAACTACTGTAAATGTACCTTCTGTGTAAGTGAATGAGAGTCCTTCGCTCTTTTCTGCTGTAAATTTAATTTTTGACATGATTATATCTCCTATTCTTCTGTTTTCTTAGCTTTCTTTGTGCGTTTTGGTTTTTCTTCTTTCACAGGGGCTTCTTCCTCTTTAGCCTTAGCAGGCTTCTTAGTGGTTTCTCCTGTGATAAGTTTTGTGAGCTTAGCCCATGTAGGGTTCTTAATCTTGTTAGGAATTTCAATTCCCGGCTTGCGTGTAACCTTGGTAGTCAAGATAGGATTACCTGCTACCTGAGCAATGAATACCTCCTCAAACGATTTCTTACCATTCTCAAAGGTCTTCTTGTTTTCCTTCTGTGTATGTGCAATGATACGAGCAGAAGCTTGTAGGTAGCTACGGATAGCTGGTGACAAGTTAGGGCAAATTACCTTAGGAACATCTTCCCCTTCATCTTCCTCAACGTTAATGCTCATTTCCTGTGCAATCACAAGTACATTTTTACCATCATAGCTCATACCGACCAGCTGGTCAACAAGGCTCTTAAGTAATGGAGAAGCTTCCCCATAGTGCTGGATTTGCATTTTATCCACTTTGTACTTTTCCATAATGTGCTTATAGCAAAGCTCTTGGACATTTGTAAAGTGGTCAACAGCAATGCTGTCATAGTCACCTGTCTTAGCGATTGCAAATGCTTCAAGAACATCTTCCCAGTTGTAGCACTCAGCTACATCATAGCGCTCATCAGGGTTCACAGAGGCTAATCCACGGTCAGTATCAATGATAAGTGTCTTGCCCGGAAGTGAGTTAATCACATGGCTCTTCCCACTCGAAGGCCGGCCGTAAAGAATTGTCAGCTGGTGAAGTTTCACCTTTGTCAATGA